CAATCTTATATCAGTAGCACTCTTAAAAGTGTTATTGACACCTGTAATGTTGTAAAATTGGTTTATAGACTTACCAGTATATGCTAAAGACACTGGATTATCATCAACATCCTTAATAATTAACTTTCCTGTCTCTGGAAAGTCCAAAGTTGAGTCTACATCAAGAATTGTTCCACCAATACTGATAGGATTTGTGATTCTAGTCTTTGGATTTACCTTAAATTCATTAAAAATAGTACCTTTTACACTAATATCTCTTGAAAAACCAGAATCAATGCTTACTTGATAGTATTGACCCTTATCATATAGGATAGGGACTACATTAGTTACAGTACCTCTTGCTCCAGTTGAGTTCTGGTTGAGTGTAAGATTGGTTAATTGCTGTGGATCACCACTAATTGTCTCAACAATAAAGTCTTTAGTGATCTTATAGTCAGCATTTGATGGACGAAATAGATATTTGTCTGGATGAACTACCTCTACATCTGCAGCATATAGTGCTTTAAAAAGTATTTCAAAGGCATTATCTGTTCCTTTAGCACTATAGAAGCTTTCATTATTAAAAATAAAGTTTCTTTGATCAACATTTGGTGCAAAAGGTCTATCTGTAAAACCTGGTGCAAACTGAGTTTTGACTTTTTTAAAGAATTCTTGTAAAAATAGTATATTTAAGTTCTCTATTATAGCACCATCAGTGTGTGCAGCACCCACTGAAGAGGTAAATACTAGTTTGTCTGGTGTATTTGTCCCAATATGACTTGTAATGCCACTGAAACCCCTCTTACACCCCTCAAAATTGCCATCTGTTCTTGTCTCATAGAATATAATTTCATCATCTATCTTTAATAATCCATTTCTATCAGGAAAACCTACTGTAAAATTGCCTGCTGCCTGTGTTTTTATTACATCTGCTGTCTGAGATAGGTCTTCACTTAAGATAGCACTAGTTTTTAACCCATATAACTCATCTACTTTTACATATCTGTCAAGATTCTGTATCAAATCAAGAGTCCCACCAGGAACTTCCTGAGAAACATAGTAAGACTTTAAAAAATCAGGTAAAAGTGGAAAATCATCACGCACAAAACGTGGCACTTGATTTTCAACTATATCTTGAACTTTGATCTTAGTTTCTATTGTCATTAGTGTGACTTAGTATTAGTAT